AGACAAAGCCCCAGTGCCTAATCCAACATTGTAATCAGCATCAGTTAAAGCATCACCAGCAGCCCCTCCAATAAGGGTGTTCTGTACGCCTGTTGAAACATTTGCACCTGCACTTGTTCCAACTGCTGTGTTATAACTTGTTGTAGCTGTAGCATAGTTTTGTGCTACAAGGGCATGATAACCAATAGCTACATTTTGAGAACCCAAATCGTCTGCACTTAAAGCTCCATAACCAAGTGCAGTATTATAACTACCTGTAGTGAGAGCATCACCAGTAAGACCACCTATAAGGGTATTTTGTACACCTGTTGTTACTGCTGTACCTGCGTTATATCCTACTGCAGTATTGTAAGTATCCGTAGCTGTCGTAAAGTTTTGTGTACTTAACGTTCCTGTACCTATTGCTGTAGATTTACTACCTAATGTATCCGCAGTTAAAGCATTTCTACCAACAGCTACATTAAAATCAGCATCTGTTAATGCATCACCTGCATTAGTTCCTACAATAGTGTTTTCTACACCTGTTGTTATATTTTGACCAGATTCATAACCTATTGCTATGTTCTGGCCTTCTGCACCTGCGTTTAAATCTTCCAGTGCTTTATAACCTATAGCAACATTAGACCCATGAGCATCCTCTGTTTTTAAGGCGTTTACTCCAACAGCAGTATTACCAAAACCGCTAGTCAAAGCAGTACCAGCAAGTCCACCTATGAGGGTGTTTGATGTGCCTGTTGTGACTGCATACCCTGCTTGAGAACCAACAGCCGTGTTATAAGATGAACCATCCGCAGGTTCTAAGTTTCTTAAAGCATTCGAACCTATAGCTGTGTTATCATCTCCGTCTACGTTTGTAGATAGAGCTAAATTACCCATCGCTACATTGTTGATGCCAGAAGTATTTGCTTTACCTGCACTAAAGCCAAAGAAGTTGTTTGCGGGTCCTGTAGTTACTAATCCCGCTTGATACCCAAAAAAGCTACTTTGACTGGATGTAGTCATAGCAGCACCTGCTTGATAGCCTACAGCAGTTATTTGATCACCCGTAGTAATAGCAGTACCAGCCTCATCGCCCACAGCCACGTTGTAGTTGCCGCCAGACTGTATTGAGTTACCTGCGTTTACGCCAAGACGAAGATTGGATGTGCCAGAAGTTGTGGAAGAATAATCACCTGTCACGGCTACATCTCCAGCAACAGTCAGATCGTCATCAACCAACAAGTCCACAACATTAAGCGTGGCAAAGGCGTCAACTATCGCGGCACCAGAACCTGCGCCATCAGAGTAAACAGACTTGGTTTGACCCGCGGGAATTGTGACGTTAGCACCCGACCCCTGAGAAATAATGATGTTCTGCGAACCGCTGGTGCTGTTCTGAATAAACCACATCTTGCTAACCGTGTTAGGACCAAGAGTAATGGTGCAGGCGCTGTCCAAAGTTCCTGTATACTTTAAAAACAGAGCGCGACCCGGATCAGTCGCACCGTCCGCAATCGTAGTGGCGTGTGTGTCAGCGTTAGTCGTAATGGCCTCAGTGCCAAAAGCAAACGCTTCAGCAATAAGTTCTAAGTTGGTGTTAGTTGTGTCGCCCCAAGTACCCGATTGTTCTCCGGAGCCAATTTCTTCTAAACGAAGATCGTTTGTATATACGCTTGCCATGTTATTATCCTATGCTGCGCGGCCATGCTCAATCTCAACCCAATCCGGTGTTTGAGCAACCGTGATGTTTGTAAAGTTAGACGTTTGAGAGGGAATTATGTTACTCCAAGCAGACCGTAATTCGCCTATTTGACCCGTAGCACTAACTCCCGTGACCTCAACGTTTGCGGCTCCTACAATGGTTGTAGTGCCTATGGCAGAAGTCATTTGAACTTCTGTGTTTGTTGTAAAAAAGCTACCTAACGCCGAGGTGCCCGCAACGCCCGTTACAGAAACGTTTGCCGCACCAACCACCGTTACAGAGCCCACTGACCCTGTGCCCACAACAGCGCCAGCTTGCCCAAAAGCATCGCCCGCAACATTAGGGGCCGCACTGTTAACTGAAGCGGTCGCAGTTAATGGAAAGGCAACGTTGGTATTCCAAGTACCCGTGTTCCATCCTTGTATGGAGCTATTCCACCCCTGAAAGGCTGCAACCGGATCAGCCATTAGGCTATCCGAATAATCGCGTTAGAGGCATCAGCCGTGGGGAATACAATCGTAAAGTCGCCAGAACTAGCCGCCTTATCCGCGCCAAAATCTAGTACACAAACCGTCGGATCACCAGATGCCGCCTCGTTAAAGATTAACGCGCCCCGCACTCCCGAAATGGTTACCGTAGAAAACACCTCGTCAGCAAAATCTGTAAACGCCGTTGTACTACTGGACGTAGGTGTTACACTGGTAAGAAAGTTGCCCTTCGCTGTGTAATTCGTACCAGTAATCTCGTTACTAGAAGTGTACGCAGTTGTTGCCGCGGTGAAACTGGCGCTGTTATCATACAAGGCCAGTTTAAATTGGTCACTTGCTGCCGTAAAGTTATGTACGCCCTTCATTAGTTCTACTTTGAACGACGTGCATAGAAAGTTGCCACTGAAAGCCATCTACATTTTCCTTATATATTCGGCCAACTCAGGTTGACCAGAATCCTTTATTGCATTGTATACCGTAGTACGGTCACTTTGGATAGCCTGTTTCATATACACCGAAATTATCTTCTCCATTTCGGAGCGATATGCACGGGCCTGATCCCGTATGGCAGGGGGAGCGTTGTCGGAAACACCAATTATCTTGTTTACGCAACGCAACGCAGTTTCTTCCGGCGTAAAGCCTCGGTTATTCGTAGTCTCAACACCAACCTTAAAATCGTTAGACATGGACACGCCAAAAGACATATTGTTCATTGTTTTGGCCTCACTACAGGTCCAGTACGGTATTCATCGGTAACTTCTTTGGCTTCTCCCAGCATCTTCAGTCCCATAATAGCCTCTCCAAACCGCTTCTCATATAACGCTTCCATATCCTGCTCACCCTTCATAAAAATGTAGGCTTCCATCAACGAGCCGTACAACATGGCAATTTCGGCGTTGTCACTGAGCCACGAAACAGTTGTATCCGCTCCAATAGCTGAAATTACCGCGGTAGCACCCGTGTCACTTCCCGTAATCGTTTCTCCAACAACATAGTCGCCGCTTGGAATTACAACAGTCAGCGTTGTGGGAGACGGTACAGCGTTAACTCCGCTAGATTGACCGCTAGTTGATCCAGTAATCGTATCCGCCGCGGTAAAAGTACCTACAACACTGGTTAACGTTAACGTAAAGGCGCTCTGCGTTAAACTTAACGGACGATAGAAATAGTGAAGCTCCACCGCGTACCCACTGTCCGGTGTAGGCGCTATAATAAAGTTTTGTAAATCGTATTGCGCGTAATACCGAGGCGGTCCCGTAACCGCAGCATTCGGGGTAAACGATTGAACAAAGTCCGAGTTTTTAAAATCTAAGAATATTTGTTGAGTACTACTATTAGTAAAGGATAAAGAAAACGGAGCTAAAAAATCACTGGGGCAGTTTAAAAACTTATTGCTGGAAGTTAGAGTTCCAGAAACATTCTTTTGAAACAAGCTTAACTGTACATTTTTTAAAATACGCTCTTCTGTATTTTTAATAAAAATAGGCAGGGTTTTAACAAACGTTGTTTCGTCGTTTTCCGTGTAATCTTGTATGGCCGTTTTAAGTGCTGTGTATGTGTAGCTCATGTTGTCACCGTGACCTCACCTACTGAGCCCTCTAAAGCTACAGTATTGTTTATTTCCGTTGGAAGTTCCGCGGTTCCTGACGTAGCCCAGTTCCCGTTTCCTAAATAAGTAATTCCGTTAGTGGTTTTAACCATAAACGGCGTGTTCGTATCAGGAAACTGAGGACGTGCATCCTGCAAAGCCTGCGGATCAGAAACCTCTCTAAAAGGACCTAGCTGAGGCTGTTTGGCTTCCCACTCATCCCTACCAACCAACAAACCGTTCCATTCTTTTCGCATATCCTTATACCGATACCGAAAACCAGAACGGTCAGAAATTGCAAAAGCGTTTTTTCCACTTGCAAACTTGGTCATCAACCCGTCCTATAGTACTGATACTGCGGCACCACGTTAAACGAAGCTCTATCACGGTCTTCCGTCATTGCGCGTTCAAACTCTTCCTCATACATGGCTTTCAATAGTTGTACGCGTTGCGGGGCTCGTTTTACCGAGATATAATAAGCCAAACCCGCGGCTAAACAGGGGTAAAACCTGAAAGGCATGTCTAAAGTGTTAATATATGTGTCCGCATCATCCATGCGCGTAAGTGCATTATAATACACAACGTCTGTACTGTTTTCCGGCGTGGGCCAAATTTTTAAACTAGGTATAATTTGTCGATCTAGAAAAAATTGATTAGGACGACCTTTGGTGGCCTTGTTGGGTATGTTTAAATACTCCTCTCGGCTTAACCTAGACAAAGAGTAGTCCGTTCCGTCACGTTGAACAACCACGGACAAAATATCAATAATATCCGTACTAAGAGCGTATGCTCCTGTTCCCTCAACCATCGTTTCAGTGCGTTGTGCAATCGTCCACTGGTTTAATCCACGGTTTGCCCAATCAGCCAACATAAGATTCAAAGAACGCTTTGCTGTCTTTAAATCATAACCTGTCTTCACCTCTAAGCCGCAACGCTCAAAAGCTTCCTCAATGTATTCGTCTACATCAAGTTCGAAATCTACGCTGTTTGAAACCGCCATGTCATTCCTCGTTGTACAGATTATCGAATATTCGATTAACGTCTAAGGTGTAGTCTAAATCAGATTTAGAGTAATGTACATGCTGAGAAGGTTTGAAGTCAGGGGGCCCCTCACCTGTAACAAACCACGCGGGATGCGTAACTCTAACGCGGTTGTTTGGTAAGGCTACTATGTTTCCTGTCCAACTACCCGCTTCTAAAAGCTGCAAAACATGACTCTGCTTATGCTGCGCAGGATCATCCGCTATCTCGCTTTCCGTATAATCTACCGTAAACAAGTATTTAGCTGGATACATTTCGCCATTTATTTTTGCCAGCCAAGGACAAGGCGTGGTTCTATCCATGACAAAAACCGAATGATGATGCGACGCACAGTCCCAAGGCTGCACGGCATACGTCTCCATAGGTTCAGGCCATTCCTCCAAAGGTATATCTCCAACTAATGCCGTTATAGGCATTCTTGCCCACATGGCACCACCATGAACTTCATCCTCGTCCTCCCCCTCTGCAGCACTGCCCGTAAACATAACTTGAAAGCTCAAGCATCTATTTGGCAAAGTTGTGACGCCTATCACCATAGCGTGTAAGAACTCGCCATGATACTTTTGATGATTGTGTGTATACTCACGCCTCACCCACGCCTTAAAATACGGCACGTTAGAATACAGATATGCCATGAATTATTTTTTAACCTTGCCGCCTTTTGCCATTTTCTTCATAGGCGAAAGCGTCATGCCCCGTTGTTTTGCTGCCGCTCTAAGTTGAGGCAACGTCATAGAAGCACCTCCGCCCATCATTTTAGGAGGCATCTTACCACCCATCGCTCCGCCTTTAGACATGCGACGGGGCATCTTGCCGCCCATTGCGCCACCTTTAGACATGCGACGTACCTTGCCGCCCGCCGCGTAACCTTTTGCCTTCTTCTTTTTCTTAACAGCCATGTTAGTCTCCTTATGTGATGACCGAATTTCTGTACGGAAGTTTTGTTCTTTTACGATTTTTCGCCAGAACTATCCCACATCCTCGTGCAACCTGCCCTCCGTCGCTCATTTTTTTCGGCGCGGGCCTCTTGCGGGATTGTTTTTGGTTGGATATTTCTCCGCCAAACCTTGCATGTTTAACTTCAGCGGCTTTGGTGTTTTTGACGTTTGTTTTACCTTTAGAACCTTCTCGTTTTTTCTTCTGAGCCGTTGAAGCTCTTTGAGATTGGGAAAGAGAAGCCGCTTTAGACCGAGGCAAGCATCGATCAGGGTTCTT